TATTATTTCATGTCCGTCAAATATCTCAAACACTTCATGCTTTACCTCAGCCTCCACTACATCAAACCCACCTATGTCGTGTGCTATCTGATGAAGAAGTAAGTTCATAGAGTCAACACCTTCGTCTTCCTCCACACCTTGCTCTATAGCAGTAGGTAACATCATATCCGGTCCTTGAAGCAAACCTGCTTCCATTACCGTGTGAATGTGAGTTCCGCGTATCATCTCCTCAGTAGCGGGGGGACGCGGTATATCCGCTACATATCCCCAGTAAAATTGTCGTGGGCACATCTTGTACCCCATCAAGGAAGACTTACTTATGCGTAAGATGCCTGTTCCTTTGGTGGGGTCGTAGGAGGATGCTGCCGATTGTTCGGGTGTTGCTCGCATATTCATTCCTCCTCCTGTGAAATATATTGAACAAATGCGTTACACGAAGAACAATGTAGGTGTGTTACTATACCTTCTTCGCCCATCAAATCTTCTTTATCGTGGTCTGCTGACCAAATGAGTTTGCCCCCACACCACCAACAAACATCTCTTGCGCTCATTCTTCTTCGCCACCAACACTTACACCTTCGTCATCCCACGACTCAAATGTTGTTTGGCCGGAACCATATATGTTTTCTCCACAAGCAGGGCAAATATCACTTTTCTCTATTCCCTTGATAACGGGTATTATCAATACTTCCTTACAAGCGACACAGACTGGTTTCTCTACCTTGCCTAGTTCATCGAGAAGATTATACATCATACTTTGCATCTTCATTACATCTGCACCCATTATAGTTATTACTTGAGATACTTCTTGAACGAATCTCTCAAACTGTTCTTGTTCAACTTTCTTAGCCATATTTCATACACTCCTAATCACACATATAAACTGTTCTATATCCACAAAACATCACCAAGACCATTTTTTACATTTTCAAGTGGTTGGGTGTCCCAATTAGCCAATTCATAATACGGGGTTAGTTTTTTTATGATAAATCTATCTACAAGGATTTTATTTCCTATCTTAGTTATACCTTCAAGTTCTTCCGGATTATCAAAAGCAATATATTTACCTTTATCGTTAATACTTACTAGGAAGAATGAACCTTTGCGATAGCCCTTACCAAGATTTTCGTTGGCCCAAGCAGCCCCAGCAGACGAGCCGGAGAGAACTTTGTAGTTAGAAAGGTCGCGCTCTATCTTGCCCTTCATACACAATTCTAGTGGGTCTATTTTACCCCCCATTATAGAGTCAATTAGAGATTGATTTCGCGCTGTGATAGCGATTTCAGATTTGCCCTCAAGTATACCCGTTATGGTGTTATTCATAGCCTGTTTCATCACCGGAGGCATTCTTGACTGCTTCATTTCAATACCTTTAACATAAAGTTGTGGTTCTTGATACTCACCATCTGCCCATGTTACCATACCTGTATAACGATTCTTAGCAACCATGATAAGTCGCGGACACCATTTCTCAAACTCTACTTCAATAGGACTCATTCTTTCATTGATTGACGGTAAAAGTTCCAAGCCCTTTTCGGGATTTGGTATAGTGCAGAATACAGAGTCTGTATGACCATAGATTACATCAAACCCTACGCGCTGCGCTTCTACCATTAACTCACCTAATGTCTGTCTTGAGGTGTATGTAATAGCGGCGGCTATATCGGGATGATACAGACCATACTTAGCATCTCCTGCTACTCCATACATAGAAGCAACGAGAGTCTTAGCGGCAAACTGCATACAGTCCCACTTTCTTTTCTCGGCCCCGTCACTCACAAACATTGATACCTTGAAAACATTTCTTAAGGCAGTCATTTTATCCATCTGTCTGACTAGAAGACCCTTGTTCTCTTGGGAGAACTTAGTCCCGTTACCGCAGTCCTGTCCGTTCTCATCGAGAGTGTCCCATGAGATGTTATATTTATCGGCATTACTATGATACATAGCGCGAATATCTAAGATACCCACATTATCATACACGGCTGAGTTGACCTCTAAGATATCTGCGCCTTCATAATTAACCTTGTCGAACTGTGGTTTTGACGGTAGCCTTTTGTCGAAGTCGGGGTCCGTTAGAACTAACTGTGAGAACATCTTGGTGATAAAGGGAGTTGAGCGAATATCGCATTGGACAATGTGTTGTAGAGATGTATAGTAGTCGAGAGCATTGACTGCCTCGTCTAACTTAGGTAGTAACCTAACATCTTGCCTACAGTAGTGTATATACAGCGGTGTGTCGCTAAACCATGTGTCGTGTCCGTCTTCCAACTCGACTTTCTTTTCCCCCAAGATTTCGTGGGCTACATCATCTAATTTGTAAGAAGGTAGTTTTCCGTTTTTCAGTTCCCACAACTTAGATACTGCAAGCATCAAGTCTATGCAGTTCCTACCAACGATAGGTTGCGCCCAGTCTTTGAACTCATATCTGACCTTTCTCATAGGAGAAAGCATCAATTCCGATAGACCATTTGCTCTGCACCTCTCCATGATTTGTTTTATGTCTGCCCCCACAACATACCAACCAGTAATTATGTCGGGGTCGCACAACTTCATGTGCCTCATAAAATGTATCAACATGGAGTGTTCAGTAGGGAATGCAAGTGCTGGCGTTTCGTATTTGTAGTCCCCATACTCAGAATACTCTTTACCTACGCCATCCTTTAGTCCTTCAAGAGATGGTTGAACAAACCAAACATATTCTTTTTCAGTAAAGTTATCATACACTACAATACATCTTAGTTTGTTAGTTGCTGGCGACCACTCGGCATCGAGATACCAAGTGCGATGTTTATAGTTTTGGATAGGCTCGTTGCCCTCGTTAATATGGTCTGCTAGAACTTGGTTAGGGTAAGGCAAATTAGCCTCCCATGTTTGCTCTCTCTTTGCTACCTGCTTTACATCGTAGTCAGTAGCACAGATTATCTTAGTGAGTTCTTCACCGTATAGTCCGGTGTAACCATCTTCCCTTCTGATTGCCTCAGAAACATATTGGGAGTCTTCGGTTTTTACAAAGCAATACGGCCAATGACCTTTAATACTTTTTTCATATCTTTTTCCATGAGAGTCGCGGCCTCTAATTAAGATTTCTCTACCCTTTCCCCGCTCAATTATCATGCACCATCCGTCCAAGTATTATCGCGTATAAGAACAATATGATTACAGAACTCGCATTCGTATATTTCTCCTTCTTCTATACTATCGAGAAACACAAAACAGAACTTCTGACTACACTTTTCACATATCATATATGGTGCTACTTTATTCATGCCCAGTCCTCGCCTTCGTTCTCCTGTCCTGTTTCTTCGCTTATAATCTTTTCGCGTTCCCTTTTCTCATCGGGTAACATAAATAGATTATCATAATCAACATCCAGTTCTGCGCGCACATTGATTGATGCGACATAGTTTATGCCCTCGTCATCTTTCCAAGTAATAGTAAACGGACCACTAGAAGGGAAGTCTCCACATATACGAAAAAGATGACGCAGACCATCAGAAGATGAAGACATTTTCCTAACTAAACCTTTGTCGTGTATAATCATACCTATGCCTCATTTGATACTTGGAATATGAAGTCTCCATCGCCAAGAGTGATGAGCATAGGATATCCCATACCAACAGCAGTAAAGTCCCATACACCGATATTAACGTCGTTATTGAGGTGATGGAAGATATGCTCAAGGCCACCGTTGTAAGTAGCCGTAAGATTAATTACAGTGGGGTCTTCTATATAGGAAAATAGAACCTCGTTTATCCTTGTAGTAGTTTTACCTTTTAATTCATCTCCTACTGTTATGTCTAATTTACCATCAGAGTATTGCATAGTATATTTGTTAAACTTTTGGTTATTCATAGAGTCGCACCTAAATGCCTCGTAAAGAGTGTTACTGCTGAGGTCAGATAGGGAAAGGACTACATCTATAGAATCTCCATCATTAGTTGTATATTGCATATCGTCTACATTTATTTTTTCCGCAAGACTATATGATTTCTCAGTCCACAGAGCGATAGTTTCCGGTGTATGAGGAAATGCCCTCGCTTCCTTATTAGCCGAAATAGTAGTTTGTTTACCCCTAGACTTGAACTTAACCTTGTCTTGGGTTGGTATAATGTTAAGCGTCCCACCATGATACTTGAGTACGCCAAGAGCGGCCTCAATATCTGTAAGGACAAACTCGCCCTCGCCAGCACAAGGAATAGACAGGCGCATCAGAGATGTAACACCGTCCTTTACTCGCGTGCAAGCGATAAGCCTACTACCCTCTGCCTTCAAAGAAAGCGAGTGTACCTGCGAAATACTTTTACCGTCAATGGTTTGTTTTCTCTGCATCAGAGTAAGCAACCACTTTAGAGAGTCCGTTTCTACAATTATAGGCATGAGGATTACTCCTTCATCCAGTCAAGGCCGATGAAGTTAAACTTGCCGTCGGCAATACGGGCTACATCATAGATGGAACCTACCTTTTCTATGTGGCTACCCTTCATTTCTTCTATCTTGGCTCTGACTACCCACTCCTTTTCATTTAGGGTTCTATCTCCCTCTATACCCGCAGCCATGTCTGCTTTCTTCATGTAGCGTGATAGGAAGATTTGTTGAGAGAACTTTCTCATAGTCCCCTTCTCCCATTCCGGTCTGTGTCCTACGGTCATTAGAACCTTCTTACCTGTACCGTCATCCATGTATTGTGAGACTGGTTTTAGGTGGAAGGTAAAGTAAACCTTAGCGACATTGAGACTGTGTAGTCGTGTTAGAACATTACGGTAAAGCCTGTTACGCTCTCGCCATTCTTTCTGATTGAAAGAGTCGCCTTCCTCGTCAATGACTCCACGCGAAAGTAGCGAGGCGCGCATAGCGTGTTCACACCACTTTAGGAAAGTAGAACCACCATCGAAGATTACTCCCCCTATAGATTCGGGGTCTTCCTTAACCTTATCAGCAAGAATGTTAACATAGTACGAAGTCTTATCAAGTAGTGCCTTGTAAGATACATTGTTATTCTCATCAAAGATAGAGTCATCAGTTTCATCATGTAGCGGTAGGACTATTATATTCTCCTTGTTAGGGTGTATGTGGTCTATAGTAGCCTTTGCTGAGTTGTCTATATCAAACACAAACACAGACTTTCCTGCCTCAATTTCGGGTTCTAAGAATGATAGAGCAAGTCCTGTCTTGAGAGTGTTTTCATGTCCTACAAGCGCACATCTATGTGTAATAGAATTAGTGCGGTTGTTCTCAAATAGGTTTCTGTAATACGCTTCATCAAAGCGATTTACTGGTTCTACGGTCTTAGGTTGTTTCGTCTGTTCGGTTGCTTGTGTTCCCCAACTCATATTATCCACTACTTTTATTACACATATAAACTATTGGTCCGGCGCAGTTATGGCCGCATCGGTCATCAACACCAATGCTGCTATCGACACCGCGCTCTCAAGGCTGTTCAAGACCACCTGTATAGGGTCAAGCACGCCATCTTCAAGAGCGCATCGGTGTTCGCCTGTCTTACCACAGATATACCCTGTGTTATCCACATCTAAGTCGCCAATACCCCCATACTGAGGAAGAATACCTTTACCGGCATTTTCCACGATTGTATCAAGTGGGGTGCTAAGACCCCTGTAAAATAAGTCGCTGATTATATTATCCTCATTTACAGGAGTAATGTCCTGTAGGTATTCTGCGGCGCGGAAAAGTGTTGCGCCTCCGCCGATGACTACACCGGAACTAAGAGCGAGTTTGCACGCATTAACTGCGTCATCAACCCTCTCTTTAGTTTCAACCTGCTCAAGTTCGGAAGCACCCCCAACATAAATGGTGGAGATGCCCTTACCGAGTCTGTTAACTCGGTTGTAATACTGTTCTTGTAGCCAACTATTGTCGGCATCATCTATTAAGTCTTCTAATTTGTTAATATATTTTTCTAACTCAATTGTTTCTTTTAGTGTAATAATAGTATTAGTCTGACTAGCCACGAACTTATCACAGGTTCCCAAGTCTTCCTTCTTTACTTCTACGATAGATTCATTAACAGATATCTTGAATAACCTAGACGCGGTAGCCGCTGCTGTATCTTCAAGCCATGCTTGCTGTTGTTCGGGCATACCTGCGGGCTTAACCATACACACAGATACCTTGCCTTGAACTATATTTACCAAAAGATTCTGTAGCATTGATGGATTGAAGTCGGGACAAAAAATTACTAAGGGTCGGTTTTCCTTCACAGCAATTTCAAGGGCGGGGACTAAAGCATTAAATGTATTTACTTTTTCCGTAGTAGTAAGAACCAATGGGTTATCAAACTCGCACTTTGCGCGTGGCGCATTAGCCATTACTGCGTGTGCATAACCCGCATTCATCTCAAAACCGCTTGTTGTCTTAACATAGGTTTCGCCCGTAGACGACCTCTCGATTGTTATTCCGTGTCTCCTCTTGACGATATCAGCAATTAACTCTCCTAGTTCTCTATCATTGTTAGCCGCTATTGTAGCAACAGCCGTTAGGTCAAAGTCCTCTATTACTGTAGAGGCAATATAAGTTTCTGTTTTTTCTAACAAGTCCTTGAACATATCCCTAATAACAAGAGGCGATATGCCGTTCTCCATCAAAGATAGCGAACCATTACATAGCGTCTGTGCTATGAGAGTCGCGCTCGTAGTTCCATCACCGGACTTCTCCTGTGCTTCGGAAGCAACCTCTTTCAATAGGTCAATTCCCATTTGCACATACGGGTCTGTATCATGCACCGCGCGCGCTATTGTTACACCATCATTAAGAATGACGGGCATACCCATAGGGTTCTGTATGATTACAGTTCGTGCATTAGGACCGAATGTTCCTTTGACGGCGTTTGCTACTTTGTTTACTCCTACAAGTAATTTTGAGCGCGCTTCCGCGCCTGTTAGTAATGTGTTCATGGTTTATACACCTCAAGCCTCTAAAACATATCCTACTTCCATAGAATTATTTATGGATATACTACATATGTTACTATAATGCACAGCGATAGGTGAGTTAGGATTGGAAGGCTCTAATAGAGTGGGTTCAGCATTCGCA